GTTTATACTTTAATATACTAATTAAACTTGACAAATTTAAAAGGAGCTATGTAATTTTTTGTACTATATAGCTAACTAACTTTTCTTTTTATCATCAGTTTTCTTATCAAATCTGTTTTTGTTCTCTCTAGCTATCTGTAACTGCTTTTCAGCTATATCTTTCTGAGCTTGAATCTTATCTTGTTCAATCTGCATCTTCTGTGAACTTCTCATGTTTTCAGCAGATTGTTTCTCTCTTTGAAGATTAGTTTGATCTTGATACTGCTGAGTTTGACGGATCTCTTTCATTGCATCTTGATAGTCAGACATCTGATTCTCATTAACATCTACCGCAGCTCCATAACCAGCAGCTCTAATCTCAGCAACAGTGATATTGTTTTCAAGTTGGGCAGCTTGTTTATCAGCTTCAGCTTGAATCATCATTTGTTTTTGTTTCTCTTGAGAAGCTAATTGCTCTTGTTGCATTTGTTGTTGAGCTTGTTGGTCTTGTTGTTTCTCTTGCTGTTGTCTTTGTTCTGATGCTTTTAATACACTATTAAGTTCAGCAATAGAGTCAGATTGTACAATCTTACCAAGATCATAGATGCTAGCACCTGTAGTATTATTCTGCATAGCCATTTGTTTTAACTGTTCAAGAACAGCTCTATGGTTTGCAGTTGTAGTACAGAATATATTTAAGTCTCTCATCAACAAGTCTGTACCATTAATTTGGAAGTTGACTTTTTCATCAGCTCCTGTAATGTATGTAAGTCTTGCTGATGGTTTTGTTGAGTGATAGAATTGTGCTAAGTCAGTTCTCATCTGATGCACTCTTGGCATTAGATAATCACAGTGTTGTATAAAGAATACTTCTGTCTGTGCATATGAGGCAGAGGCAGCTTGTTCTACTCCGGTAGCAGTCATCTGGGATAGTTGTTGTCCCATTCTCTGTGGATTAACTCCAATTACCTCATAAGCTTGTTGCTTAAAGTAGTTTGCAATATTAATCCTAGACATTAATCTCTCTGTCTGAGATAGATCAAGTTTTTGGAAATGCTGGAAGTTTAATGCATTCTCTGTATTAGTAATAGATGTATCAAGAGGAAGCATTTGGAAATCCTTCATTGCTACATATGCTTTAGCTAAGTTACCTTTCCCCCAGTCTTCTCCTAAAGAGTGTCTAGGAAGAGTGTTCTGGTCTAACATGATAATTGTACCCAACTCATCTACTAATATGTCAGCAATCTGGTTGTTTACTATGTTATATCCAATTTGGAATGGTTTCATTAAGTCTAACAATGCAGTTGACTTAGTATTTCTATCAGAGAATACAGCACCTTCCACTGGAAGCTTGCAACCATATAAAGTTGAGTCTCCTTTAAATTGGAATCTTAATGGACCAATATGATTCTTATCAATACCAATGTAGATAGGAGAGAATCCTCCAGGATTGTTCATACCCCAATAAGAAGGAATGTTTGGTCCAATCTTTACACCACCCCAAGTTTCATTAATCCAAATCCAGTCAATGTGATCTCCAAAAAGAAGATTGTCTTTGCTTTTGTTTTTGAATAACCTAGTATCATAAAGGGCTTTGTTCTCAATCTTGTAATCTTCTGTAACTATTTCATTAGTTACTTCACCATTTTCAGCTACGCTAGTAAGGTGTCCAATTTTTCTTTGTGACTTCCAGTATACTGTAGATACTCTTAATAAGAATGCTGTACCTTGATCATGGTAATCTTCACCTTCCATTAAGATCTCATTGATAATATCTCCTTGGCCAATTACTGTACCTGCCATAGCAGATGTATATTGTCTGTATGCTAATGAAGGCATATTAGTATTCCACTCATGTGATTTAGTTCCATCATAGAATGAACCATCATTCTGCATACCACCAATAGTATATCCAGCTGATCTAATAGGATAAACAGCTTCTAACGCAGCTAATTGTTCTTCAGACATGATATAACCATATCTATCAATAACATCAGATGGAGTCATCATATCTGTTTTACCTACCCAGTTAGACTGAGAGATATATCTTGAGTCTGGAGATTTGTGATAGAATGTAATAGCTGGATTCCAAAGTTCTACTTCATAGTCATCTTCCATCATACGGAAATGCCAGAACTCTCTATCTGTAATAAGCATGTCACGGAAACCTCTTTCCTCTAGCTCATCCATTTTAAATCTTTCTACATCCACCTTGTGTTGGTGAGAAGCCCATTGTTCTACCATAGAACGGTAATCCTTTTTAAAGAATTGCTCAATCTCTGGTAAAGTCTTAAGCTTTTCTGGAGCCAGTTCTTGTTGTGCTTCTTCCGAACTTGGGTCTAATCCTTGTTCTAGTAATGCGGCAGTAAGTTTGATTTGTGCATCAGATAATAAAGTCTCCTCTACCATAGCTCTTTTTTGCTCCATCATCTCATTGTATGAGTACTCATCTACAGCACGGTAAGTAAGTTTAGTTGATCTTTTAGCAAATTCAGCTACTAGAACATTAATAACATTGGGGATAATTGGATAGAACTTTAACTCTAGAGCAGATTGATCTTCTTTAGTTAAGATCTCTACAATATCTCTATAATCATTATCTTCTTCTACAATATAATCAGACTTATCAATGATACCCTTAGCAAGTTTATAATTCTTCATTAACCTGCGGGCATTTCTGCGGATTTGTTTTAGCCCCTGCCATTCAATCCAGTCTAGGTTCCAGGCTGCCCATTGCTCATCTTTTTCCTTTTTGGGAATAAACTGTAATGGTTGTGTGATTGAAGCCATTCTGTTGTATTCAGTCTTAGCTCCATTCTTAGCCTGCATTGCATTTATAACTTGCATATTCCTTTACTTTAAATTTTTAAATGGGGATCTCTTAAACTTTTGACCATTTGCTAGTTGACCTCTCCCCATGTGTCTAAACGGACTCTTATTTAATTTAAACAAATTTTCTGACTTTTGCAAGTTTTTGGCAGCATCATCCATGATGACTCTCTTAGCATAACCCCTGTTAGATTGTTGGATTCGCATAAATGCAACCAATGCACAGAAAGCTACTAACCTATCCACATTGACTCCTGCTGCATATTCTCTCATCTCAACTAATAACATAGGATCAGGTATTCTTTCAATGCCATATTTTGTTCTTACAATAGTCCCATCTGCTTTTGTTTCAACATCTAATTCTTCTTTGGTATACTCAATTGCATAGTTTAGCAAGTGAGCTTTAAATAGTGTACCTGTATTTTTCCAACCATACTCTTGGAATACATTGGTATTTGAACCTAAGTCTTTTAAGAACATGATCTGACTTTTAGGTACCAGATATTTCTGTTTTTTCCTAGAGATCATATACTGAATAAATAGTGAGATGTTATTCTCAATCAGTGTCCAAGCATTATACCATTCTATGATCAACTCTAATCTTTGGTGAGTTTTATTAAGGTCATCAAACCTACCACACCAAGCAGCCACAATCTTATCTGGTTCTATGTAAGTTTCTGTTTCTGTTCCTGTTACCTTAGTAACTTCTACAGGAGCTTTCATAATATAAATAGAACATAATGATTCTGATGTAGTTGTCTTACCCTCTGACACGGGGTCAATAGAAGCATAGTACTGTCCAAAAGTTGGATCTTTTATCGGTCTTTCCCACACTACCAAACAACCAGTTTTATCTTCAGTCTTTTTAGTAATTGGAAATTCCTTGATTGGTTGTTTATTAGAAGTCTTGACAATAGGTTTTCCATTCTCATCTGTCATAATATCTAAAAACTCATAGGCATATTCTTTCTCTTCAATTCTTTTTGTTTGAGCGGCTACAAGATGTGGTGGAAAGACAGATACAGATCTGTGAGCAAAGGCTTCTTCAATATTTCTTGGATGCTGAGATATCCTTAACTGGTAGTCTTCTGGTGATAGTTCTTTTTTCCATTTCTCAAATTGCTCATTTAAAGCTTTTAATCCTTCTTCTACAAGTGAATTACCATACTTATCAATGTGAGGTGGCATAGACCATTGTTCCGGAATAAATAAACCTGACAAGCCTATAGTACCTTTTGCATCTAGTAAGTTTGTTTCTACAGCATAAATATCTTTAGCTGTAGGATTAAGAATCATGTCTCTCAATGGATTACACTGAGATAAATCCCCTACAGATCCTGCAGCAATAAACATTCCTGTAGTAATCATACCTGATCTCATGGCCGGGCGCATGTACTCATAGGTTTGATCCATCTTAGGAGCAATTCCTGCTTCCTCATGAAAGAAGTATTTTACGGGCCCCCCTACACCATTTGTAGGATCTTTCTCAAATGACATGCCCTGCATGGTACCCTTTAGACCCACTTCTGTTTTTCTGTCACCTTTTCTTACTTCAATCTTTTGCTGCCACATTAAGACTTTGTCTGGAGACATTGGACGATACCATGCAGTGTGCTCATTCAAGAATGCAGCATATTCCGACATGAACTTCCATGAACCTTTCTCATTGATATAATCTTTGAGACTGGCACCCATCTTTAAAGTTACACCGGCTTCAAACCAAAGCTGATTAAGTAGTTTAGAGATGTGGAAGTAAGAGGATGCTATCTGACGTTTCTTCAAGATAGCTGCATGTTTATAGTTAAGCTCAGCAAGTAACTCATATAGAGCCATATGATACTGAGCATCTCTAATTTTTGCAAAGTCAAATTTCTGTTGTTCTTTATCAAAGATTGGTAAGAAATTTAACCACATGTAGTAATCTCTGGTTAGATACCATTTCTTATCACCATTGATATAGAATACACCTTTTCTACATTTGGTCTTTTGGTCATCCCAATAGTTAACAAAGTCCTTTGATCTAAAAGGAGCAATACAGTATACATTCTGATCTCTGAACTTAACAGCTTCTATATTAAACTGATAGCTTGTTTCATCAAATGCATACTTTCCAGGTTCAGAGAATATATTTGCTATGGCTCCAGAAAATGCTTCTCTAGAGTCAAAAGATACTGTAGTCCATGTGCCGTTATCCCAACAGGGAATGTCTTGATAAATCTCACTCATAATTATTGATCATAAGCCATACCAATTCCACCACGCACTTTGCTAGATTGTTCTTCCTGAAGATCTTTGTAAACCCCCTTGAATGATGCTCTAATCTGGTCAAAGTTTTTAGCTGCAGCAACTAGTGAATTAATATTCCCATCTCTTCCTGCTGTAATCTGTGAAGTCTCCATATATCTAGCTAATCTATCTAACATAGATGCCATACCTTTATATGCTCTAGATGTAGGAGTCTCATACATTCTTTTACAAAATTCTAAAGCAACATATACATCATCATCTTCTGGAGAGAACTCAGCTTCTATTTCTTTTAGAATCATGTGTTCTTTATCTATGTCCGGAGTATTGAAGAACGGATTCATATCAGGATTAGGACAGGTCATGTAGAACAAGTACAAATAAATCTTGAGGTGATCTTCTGGATAATTGTCCATAATATCTTTAAGTGCTTTTAGAGTATAGCAATGTTCTGTTGGAACTACTATACCATTCTGCACATCAAATAGTCTTGCTATCATTTCTTTTTAACTTTATGTTTGTTGTCATGTAAGTAATGAACTATGCTGATCACTTCATCTACTAAATAGGGTACTGCGATAGGGATGACTTCTTTTACAATTGGGTTACCGTCATTGTCTAATTTAGCAATAGGATAACCATATTCATCTTCCCCTGCTTGTTCAAACACCACATGATGAATAAATATTCTACCAGGTTTTAACTTAGGATTATGCTTAAGTATAATATACATATAAATACTAAGCTGTAAAGCATAATGGTTAAAGTTACAGTCATCTAAATGATTAACTGGATCAAGCATTTTCTCTGATGCTCCCTCCCAGTTTATAAATGATTCTGTCTTAATTTCTTTATTAGTCTTATAGTCAATGATGTTTACTTTACCATTAACTACTTCTACTAGATCTGATTGTCCACAGACACCAATAGATTTTAAATAGACCATGTGTTCTGGATATACTCCAGGTTCTAACTTTTGTGATGGAGCTTTTCTGATTCCATGCACCTCTCCAGATGGAGCAATAATAGGAATAGTCACTCCTTCTCTTTCCATAGAAGCAAGTGAACATAGATCATTCTCTCTTTGGTTATGGTAGTATGTACCTAACGTAGTAGCTCTATCTGCTTCATTTTTCCAAATAGCTTCTATTTTAACTGGCTCAATACCAAACCATTTGGATCTCTTATTCTTAGAAACTCTCTCTGCTGTTTTCTTAGCATCAAAAGATTTCTTTAGATGAGATATTAATGTAGTAACACTGACCCAGTCAATGTTATCTGAATCATCAATACTCTTGTATGAATGATCACTTGCACTAAATACTATGCTCATTTGTCATTTGTTCTATGGCTAATAAAGCCAGGTTAAAATTATCATGATCTGGAGAGTTTAACATTTCTATTAATCTCTTTCCAGTTTGCTTATCAACTTTGTTGCTTTCCATAGCCCACTCTAAATAACCAGTAGCATTGTTTACAGCCATAGCATGAGATATCATTTCCATACCATGTACACCAGTGTAAATGTGTACATTTCTTTCCTGCATATCATGCATGTTTCCAAATATTTCTTCTACTGTATTAAGCATTTTCTATGATTGAATCAGCTAATGTTCTAGATGCTTCATCTTCTGACATAATCATCTTTCTAATGTTACTCATTTCTTCCTGAGTAAATTTACCTTCAACACCAAGAATCTTAAGTCTCATTAACTTAATAGTTAATGCTTGAGCATCTAATTGTTTTTGTAATTTCTCTATTTCTGTTTCAACAGGATCAATAGGAGAAAAATGTGGATAGCCATTACCAGGTTGTATTTGACTCCATAAACCTTGACCTGTACCTGTAGTAGTACCGGGAATTGTATTAATTACTTTGGTTGGATCATTTACCAATATAGACTGTGATGTATTAAATGGATGGGAACTCATAATCTTAGTTTTCAAGGTTATCTAATGCATCTTCTTCCTCTTCTGTAAGCAATGCTTCCCATTTACCTAATGGACAGTCAGAAGCTAATGATCTAGTCTTAAATCCAAGAGAACATCCGCATTCATTACAACAAGGTGCTGTTCCTTTAACTGCGCACTTTTTTCCTTTGCTTGGGCATTCATCACAAATAGCATATCTCATTGCAGCTACTTCTTCTACAAACTCATCTCTGATGATAGAGTTTTTAATACCTTCAGCAATCTTATTTCTGTTCTTCCAGATCTCTTTCAGTGTTGCTCCCATACTTCATTTGTTTAAATTCTTCTTTTCTTAACTCTTGCTCTGCAATCTTCTTCTCTAATAAGTGGAGTTGACCCAGTTTGGTTTCAACTCCTTTTTTATTAAAATATGCAGCAAATGTAGAAGTATCATGATTCTGCAGTGACTTAGTGTATCTTGGTATTGCATTCCTTACCATCTTAGTCTTAGCTACAAAATGACCCAAGCCTTCTACATTTATCCTAGGTTCTGATAAATTGCTTAACATCTGTCTGATATAGTTGTAGTAAAAACTGACTGTTTCTTCTACGGTAGCATCAGGGAGATTCAGTTCTTCTGCTACTTCCTTGTAAAGCTTATTGGCCTTCTTGGGATTCATGCCCTAAAAATTTATAGTCCAAAAGAATTGTACCCTCAGTCTGAATTTTTAAATCTGGGTTCAGCATGATGACTTTTTTGTTGTCAGCATCTTTTACTATTAGATTATTCTTTTCAGCTTTGTTGATACAATTCCTTACAGTCTGTGGTGATTTAAAGATCCACTCTTCCTCTGAAGAAGCATCATAACAAAAATGTGTAAGCTCAATTGGTTGATTGAAACTTAATAGTGTTAAGCAATTCAAGTCTGACTCACTCATTGTAATTTTATTTACATAACAATGTGTAAGGATTTGGAATTTTACTACATCCCATTTGGGCATCTTCACCCTTTTCTGAACTTGATTTACTAAGGCCATGATTATCCTTTTTTAAGCTTTCTTTCTTTAGGAGCTTCTGTTTCTGGTGTAGGCTCTGTCTTATATCTTTCCTCATTCTCAAATTCTTCTGGATGTTGCATTTGATACATAGACAAAGATAATTGAGTATCCCACTGAAATCTTTTAAACTTAGCTTCTGAGATTCCTTCTAGTAATTTCTCATACTTATG